ATTGACCTAAATCACCATCTGCCTGTTTCAATTTCTGAGCATGCCTCTTTGCGAGTTCTTCTCTATATATTGTAACAAAAGTAGATAGCTGTGTCAAGAGATCTCTACTGCCCATTCTTGCAGCAGCGTGATATTTTTTATTCAATTCGATGAGACGATTTTCAATGTCTTGATCTTTATACTCTGACAAATCGCCGCTCAGTGGATGAAACATTAGCTGTATAATCCTAAATAATTCATCCAAATTACAGTAGCACTGTGTTGCCAAACTTCGATGATCACTGGGTTTGTAGCAGATGTGACTGTAACTGATACAGGAAAACCTGGTGATTTTTTAATCACAGTGCCGCCTGAAGTAATAAATGTAATTGTTCTAGCAGTACCATCTCCGTAGAGTTCTAGAGTGGCTTTACCGATCTGTCCGAGTCCTGTGACATCCACTGCTCCGGTAGGAAATTCAGAGAATGACAAACTGGTGTTTGCTCCGAACTTTACTATGTGATACATGGCCTGTTTAAAACTGATGTCTTGTGTGCCTGCCACTATTGGAGAACCATAGTCCTTTTTACGCAGATAAGCATCTTGTAGTGTTACAGATCCTACTACATTATACAAGAAATCGTTGTCTTCGTCTATCCGGGCTGCATTATCCTGCAGATCTGTAATCTCAGTCTTGGCAGCAGAGAAGTTGGTTTTGATAGTATCAAAGTTATCTCTAAACACCTGAGTGTCGTTGTCCTGGCCAGCTACAGGAAAGTTTTCATTTATTGCTGCGAAATTGATAAGGCTTGTCAAGGTAATTTTTCTCCACGTTGCGGGAATGCAAGGTATTTATCCTCTATTTCTCCGTCTATAATATCTATTATATAGCGATCTGCTACAAAGTCAATGGTTTTAAAATCAAAGCCACTGGCTTTGATTCTGGCCACTATATTTTCAGCCGGGCTGGCTGCTGCATCATTATCCGATCCTGGTTTGCAATAACACAGGGGTAAGGCTGATACATATCCTGTCTCAAAAGATGCTTGGTCTTGTGTGCTGCGCATCCATAAGGGCAAAAATTCTCGATCTCTGTCCCCTATTGCGCTGATGCGTGATCTCATGTTTTTAATAGAATTAGGAAACACTCGCTGATGATCACTGTCGCTGACCAAGGGAATGTCGCTGTCTATTTTGATACTGTCATAGCTGATCAATACCTTGCTGTTAATGTTATTGGGTAGATTCACTGTTTGGCTGATGCTGCGACCGTTTTTTTCTAGGTCGTCTATGATTTCTACATAGATGACTTCATAGATGGTCTCTTGTGTTACAGGATCTTTGGCTTTGGCAGTTTTAAGACTACCAAATTTCAATCTCTTGTGATAATGATTGCGACTCATGGCCTGCACAAATTTCACAGCTGTAACACTTTCTATACCTGCATATATCAAAACTCGAAGATCTGTCTGCACACTGAAATTAACGTCACCATATCGATAGATGTCTGTGGGGCGGAATATTGTTGCATCGGTGATGAAATTAAACCATGCTAATCTTTTGGGTTTTGATTGTAGGGCTTTGACATAGAGATTGGCAAAAGTTTTATTGTTTGCAACCAACACAGATAAATTAAATGTGCGATTTAATGTGGCAAAATTCACACTGTCTCTGGCTCGCACAGTAAATGTAAACTTGAGATCATATGTTGTGGTAGAATTGTCGAATATCGAGGAATAATCTCTACTGAGTGTGGAACTGTCTTCAGCGGGTGACAGATTGTCTGTGCGTTCGAAAAATCTTGTTAGTCCCGGACCAGCGTCATCTGCAAACTGTTTGATCTTGCCTTGTATTGCACCTGTAGGCAAAAATTGCAGTCCAGCAGGTAGATTGCCTGACACAAATTCATAGCTGATTCTTCCGCCGTAGAGTAGACTTGTTGCTTGAATGAATTTGTCAGAAGCAATGTTTGGTTTAATTGTTCCAAGATCGCTGTCAGTGATCCATTCTACTGCGCTGTCAATTTCTCCGATCACTGTGACAGTGAAAGTTTTTTCAGTCTTGGAAGTGCTGGCTCGCCAGTATTCTTCATCAGTGGGTAGTCTGTTAACATGAACTTTCACACTGATATATGTTACTCCAACGAATTCCACAGCATCGTTGATTATGTAAGTAGTGGAGTTATTCCATGTGCCTTTATAAACATAATTTGTGTATGCCAGATCTGCTGGATAATTCACAGCACGGACAGTGAATTGATAATTTTTCGAGATTCTAGCCTGATATGGCACAGAACCTGCTATATCGCCTGTGGTAGTATCTAGTTCCATGCCAGGAGGCAGTTGGCTCTGTGAACCGTCGGGATTGACGGGCAACAGAAAGTATGCGATGGTGCCGGATAAAGTGGGAGGATCGTAGACATCCAAGAATATGGTCACATAGTTATTGGCACGGAATCGGCCTAGATCACTGTCAGTGATCCAAATTGGCACACGAGCACTGCTGGCATCTGCCTGAAATATATTGGTGTCAACCTGCACTATTGAGTTATCGGCCTGTAGGAACTCTTCAGTGACCACATAGATTTTAAACAGTCTAGTTTCTGTATACACTCCGTCAGTGACAGCCACTATGAAATTGTAGATCCTGCTGAGACGTCTAGGAGTTCTGCTGGGTTCATTGTAATCAAACACAGTGATGTCGTAGGTAAATGTGTCAAATCCATTGCCTCGAGCTTGTATAAAGTCTATAGGAAACACGTCTAAGGGTGCGGTGTCATAGCCACCTGAAGTTTCCAGATTGTATTCCACGGCAAATATGGGATCGGTGAAACCTGATATTACACCACTCTTGCTGAGGCTGAGTCCAGGAGGCAATACTCCTCCATTGGGCACAAGATAAAATTCCAATACATCACTGGCAATGAGATCTGTGTCACGTGCTTCTAGTTGAAAATTTACTCGTGCATTGTCTAATACAAAGTAAGCTTCTGCTGGACCAACGTTTAAAAATCCTTCCTTGGTGAGCCATATGGGTCTATCACTGCCATCCACGGCCAGCTTAAAAGTGCGGTCTTCAATGTCCACACCGTCTGATGCTCGAATCACAAATCTGTTTTCTGTGTAGACTTTGACTTCAGTGGGACTGCCTTTGATAGCGCCATCAATCAGTTTGAGGCCACGTGGCAATGAACCTGCGATCAAGCTGTATGCAACAGTGGCTGTGAGATTGGTTGTGGCCTGTAATTGTATATCAATAGGTATACGTTCAGTGAGCAAGCCTAGACTATCTGCAGGAGTGATCCATGTTATCATGTGATCAGTCCTTAGAGAAGTGTGCCACAGTCCAGATCCATGCGTCCAGGCAGCAGTATGGTGCCAAAATCTATGTTTGCAGATTGTAGAGCTACCTGCATGGCATTGGTATATGTGCCGTCTATGCGTCCAAAGTCATAGGAAGTCAATATGTCTGTGACTGGAATAATGGTTTTGAAACTCACTGTGGAACCAAAAGCAGTGACCTCTATGTCCTTTCTGCTGGTAGTAGACCCTGGTGCTGCTACTCCTGCCATGGTGATCTGTTGATGTGTGCTGGCTAGCATGACACCAGCATCGGTGTCTATTCTGATAAAAGCATCTGGAGCAGAGTTATTCACGGTGATGGTATCTGTGTTTTCAGACAACAGCATCTTGGTGCCGGATACCAGCTTTTTAAATTTTAGATCAGCACCTACTTTTTCTTTGAAAACACCTGCACCCACTGCACCAACATTGGTGGCAGTGATAGTTAGCTGAGTGCTTATATCTGCGAAGTTGGCATTTACTTTTTGAAACGCGGTGCGTAGATCATCGCCTAGGCCATCATTTACCACATTGCCGATATTAATTGGTTGTATTGTCATAACACGCTCTCTTTAGTATATTTACCGTTTTATGGGTATCCAAATCTTGCTCGATATGTGGTATACAGCGACTGAACATTGGACAGCGTTAATACACCGTTGTATACTTTGACAAATCCTATATCAGCTGTTTGCACTTCACTACCGCCAGCACGACTGAACAGTCTTAGTTGATTGAAACCACCACCACCAGCATTGGTGCCGGTGAACAATGTGCCAGTTGGCGAGGAACTGGTTGCAGAATATAGTTGTCCTAGACTTGTTGAGGTATTCCAAGTAGCCCAATCAAGATGCCAGAAGAGATCAGCACCCGATGACGGCAGGTTAACTGCAAAGTTAGGATAGAATGTTTGGTCGTGGCCGTTGTACAGGCCCATGAGCCAGTCTTTGCTGGCTTCGCTTTGTGTTTGCAGCAGTCTACCATCAGCAGTTGCTATGCGTTTGTAGGCCATAAACACAGTATAACTTTGTCCAGTAACATAGTTAGGACCACCATAGATAACATCAGTGCCCACGGCGTTGCTTTTTCTAAACACCCCACCGTTGGAAGATTGCCAAGAAATACTGCCGCCAGCATTGGCCACCGATAGTGTGTAAGTTCCTGTAGCATCCGAGGTGCCGTTCACAGGCACAGCAGAATAGTTGGCTGCGTCTAAATCGTATACCAAAGTTGGCAGTGAGCTTCCGCCATAACTGGTCATTAATGCTGTTACGCCTGTCATATTATGTTAGTCCTGTTCCGTTGATGTACCAGGTAGTGGCAGCTACCTTGACTGCTGTGGCCATACCGTTGGCCGCCAGTGTTCTTGTGCCAGTGCTTGTGCCACCCGCCAATCTCAGGGTGTCTGATGTGATAGCAATGGTCACTGTGGTAGCACTTGGTCCTGCTATGAATGTAAGAGTGGTTCCTATTGGATAGGCCACTGAAGCATTAGCTGGAATTGTTATTGTCTGACTGTTGGTTGTTACATAAATGTGTTCACCAGCATCTGCTATGGTCAATGTGTTAGTGGTTGTAACTGCGCTTGCCGGGATACCTAGATAACCAGCACTTCTGGCTGTGCTGGCTGTGGTAGCCTCTGCTAGGGTGTTGATCACAACACCACCACTGCCATTGCATTCTAGTTCAAGGTTAGCGTTTGTGACCGTTGTGCTGATTCTATTGCCCACCACAGTGATCTGATCAGTGTTGAATGTTTCAGCTGTGACACTATTGCTGTATGAAACTTCTTTGGTGCTGGCGTTGTATTGCAATACTCCACTGGTAGCACTGATATTTCTAATTGGTGCCACAGTGAATGTGTTGGCTGTAGCTTGATTCAACACACTGCCGGTGGCATTTATAACGATTGAGTTAGCGGCTTGGCCATTGTAGCCGGCAGCATAACCAATGGCCACAGAATTGACACCTTGATAGCCACCACCAGCAAAATAACCAATAGCCACCGCGCCAGCACCTTGTTCAATATTACCAGCCTCACGGCCAATGGCCACAGCATTGGTGCCTTGTTGAATATTACCAGCACTGCTACCAACAGCCACAGCATTTGCACCTTGCGTTGTTTGTCCAGTAGCGTAACCAACAGCCACAGTATTGATGCCTTGTTGAATATTACCAGCACCGGCCCCAACGGCCACCGCGCCAATGCTCTGGCTGGTAAGCCCTGCTTGCGCACCAAATGCCACAGCATCGCCAGCTGTGTCTTTTATCACAGCACCATTTGTTAGTGTGATACTACCTGGCAATGTTAAACTGCCATCGTCACCAAATGTCCATTGTTTTGATGTTCCTCCAGTATTGGTCCTAATGAGTATATTTGTATGAGCGTATAATTCAGCAGATACCGACCCCATATACAATGCAGTAGTATCATCACTAGTACTTGTTAGATATGCAACGTTGGCGTAAGTAGTAAAGTCTAGTTTAGCATTTCCTAATCCACTAATTGGTCCTGGTACTGTTAACTCACCATCTTCACCAAATGACCATCTACGCAAAGTACTATCACTTAGGTTGATGTCAATGTTGATGTTGCCGTCGCTCTTGATATTACCAGGTATGGTCAAATCACCTGCCGTGTCAAACTCCCAAATCTTGTTAGTCGCATTGGGGGTGGTTATTTGTATTTTACCGTTAGTGGTAGTACGCACATTGTGATCGTCAGTGCCCAAGAAGATACTGGTTTCTGTTAAATCGCCTGTGGTCAAGTGTAGGTGATGATCACCTCCTACATATGAAGGTGCGTCACTGTTGATCAAACCTGATTCAACGCCTATACTTTCAGGATCGTAATTATCTTCTTCAGGTGATACACGAATAGTAAATTCGTAGTCATCACTGTCAACGAGAATACTAAAGTCACCGCCGCTGCCGTCTAATGTTACTGTACCAGAGTCTGGATCAGCGATGCCAGCACCTTCTGGGTAGATCCACCAGTATAGTGTTTGATCAGCATATGTATCTGAATAAACATAGAAAGTAAGAGTATCACCAACTTGAGCAGTATTGACATAATAATTTATTTCTATGCCGTTGTCAGTGTAGATATACGAGCCGCCGCCTTTAATTACTAACTTCTGACTGGCCACATCTGGGCTTGCTGGTGTAAGTTGAATAGTGGGATTGCTGGTAACAACGCCTTCTGTGATTGTACCGCCTTCAGGTAATACTAAATCACCATCCTCACCGAATCTCCATCTACGCAATGTTGAATCTGACAAGTTGATGTCAATGTTGATAGCACTTTCGCTACGGATATCGCCTGGTAGTTCTAGACCACCGTCGCCCTGAAATTTCCAATTATGTTCAACTGTACTGTTTACATCTGTGCGATCAAATGATCTAATGGTTAGGCCACTGCGATCTTCATCCTGCCAGTTTAGTTTAATCTGTGCTCGTTCGTCACTGTCACCTTCACCATCTGGATCACCACTGTAGGCTCGAATAAGTTGTGTGGTATCGTCGTCAACCTCTACATTGATCCAACGCATTGAAGTTGTGCCATCGCCGCAGTCTTGTACAAATCTACCACCATTTGTACCAGTGACAATATCATCTGGTGCTGTTAGTATACCATCCTCACCAAACTGCCAGATGCGCTGTGTTGAATCTGTAAGATTAACTCGGATTGAAACATCAGTTTCACTTTCTATGCCAGTGGCAGCGCCGCCCCCTGATCCAGTGATGGTAATATTGCCTTCTGCATCGCTGGCAGTGGTAACACCACCAGCACCTATGAACTTGATTGATTCGTTGTTGCTGATTACTCTCTGTGTGGAATCATCTGCGGCTACTGAGAAACTAAAAGCAAGAGCGCCTGCGGTAGTCTGTGTTGTGCCGTCTGGGAATGTAATGCCACCCGGAAGGGTTAGATTTCCTGCGCCATTGAACTGCCAAACTCTTTCGTTATCACCTTGGTTAGTGAGTATTCGTACTGGGGCAGCATAATTTCCACCGTTCTCTGTGTAAGCACGAACAGTTAGACCATCTTCGTCTTGTCTAATCCTACTGTTAACACCGCCGGCAACCGAGCCATAGTCCCATACGATGCCTCTATTAATACCGCCAGTTTCGCCGCTGAATGTTGCATTACCTGCTGCGGAAAGTGTAAAAGTTTCTGTGCCGTTGACTAAATTACTGACACTACCAGTCCAGGCGGTGTATTGACTTGTACCGTCTGGAAAATTTATTCTACCATAGTAGGTAGCACCATTGTCATCTGAAAGTTCTTCAAATTCCCAACGAGTTCCACCCGGACCGCCGGCATATATAGAGTTAGAAAGGTCATCCCATCTTAGCGTAGTACCGTTGGTAGTTAGATACTTATTAGCGTTACCAGTTTGTGAGGGGATGGTAACGCCACCGCCGCCTGTATAGGCTGTGGTTTGAGTAGTGCCATCAGGAAATCTTAAATCACCATCTTCACCAAATGACCATCTACGCAAAGTACTATCACTTAGGTTGATGTCAATGTTGATATCGCCTTCACTGCGGATATTGCTAATGTTACCGACTGAAGTCAAAAAACCGCTGTCGTTAGACAGTTGACTCACAAGTGTTGGTATAGTTGGCTTGCCAGTTAGGTCAGCATAGGCACCAGTGGTAGCCACTGTAGCAAATGTGGGCTTGCCTGTGATACTGTTCCAGGCTGCTGTGCCAACATCTGCTATAGACTGCCCTCCCACTAATAGATTACCTTGACTATCTATAGATAATGCTGTGCCACCCAAGAAAATTGTGTTGTTGCTGACATAGAGACTGCGCCAAGGCAGTGTGCTTGAACCTAGATCACCACCGTGAGCAGTCTGTGGCAGAATGTCTCCACCCACTGTCAAGTTGCTGGTAACGGTAGTAGCTTGGTCGATTACAATGGCAGTACTGTCTGTGGTACTTAGTGTACTTCCCGCAAATTCAAACGCCCCTAAATTTAAATCAACGTCTGCATTTATTCCCAGTGCTGTGTAAAGTTCTGTGAAGTTAGCATTTACTTTTTGGAACGCAGCTCGTAGGCTATCGCCTTTCTTGTCATTGGCTGTGGTGCCTACATTAATATTCTGTTTTGCCATTTTACGCTCCTATGCTCACGCGGTGTATTGCTAGTCGACTACTACTCGATATGTCAACAGGTCCACCACTGACTTGTCTTATAGCAACTCTAACAGCATCTCCTGCAGAGGCCGGCATTACAGTTGAGTAGTGTAGATAACTACCAGTCCAAGAACCATTGAAAATTACAACTGCTTTAGTGACATCAAGGTTAGTATCTATAGTAAGAAAGCTACCCGGGTTTAATGTTACTGTGGTTGAGAAATATACTGACATGTTGATCTGATAGTAACCTGTGTATGGTACTGTAAATGTTCCAGTACTATACGAATTAGCAGTGTCAACTGTGTCAACAAACTGTATAAATGAGGCACTTGCTCCGTCGTTTACTGTCTGCGTAGTTGTTGTGGCAGCAATTACTGTAACAGGACTATAACTTTTTAGTACACTACCGTCACTGAATGTAATACCATTAGATACAGTAAGCTCGTTTTCTACATTGACATCGCTGCTAAAAATTGTTTTAGGAGTAACAGTAATTGCTGAACTGTCTGCTGAATCAATCAATGATGTAAAGATATTTCCAGTAAACGTACCGCTAAGTGTGCCGCTTACTGATCCTAATGCGGAATTATACGTAACTTCTTTTGTACTAGAATCGTATTGTACAATGCCACTTGCACCAGTTTGATTTCTAACGGGATTAACATAGAAACCAGCCGCTGGTGCATCTAGTGTAAATCCAGATGCGTTAATTGCAATGGATCCTGAAACAGCTGACGGATACCCTGCTCCATTGCCTATAGAAATAGCGTAATCGCCTTGACCTGCACCTGCGGCGGCTCCGATAGCAACAGCACGATTCCCTTGATTAACATTGCCTGCACCAGAACCAATAGCAACAGCGTAGTCTCCTTGATTAAATCCACCTGCTACGATTCCGATAGCAACAGAGTCTAAACCTTGCAGTCCGTCGCCCCCTGCGCCTATACCTAGTGCAATTTTAGTATCTTCAGTTCTTAATGTTGTTGCAAATATTCCGCCATAGACTTTGTTTTCTACAGCATCAATAATCTTAGTTGAATCGTCGCCAAACACTGAACCTCGTAAATCAAACACTGGATTCACTGCAATGGTTAAAGTGTCAGTGGCCACATTTTTACTCAGTGTGATGGTTGCATCACTGGCAATGTTTAATGTGTCGCTGGCTGCATCAGCTGCCAGTATATTAGCTATATCATTGTTGACTACAATTTGTGTAAACGCATTTACCGCAGGTGCTGAGTTGGTAATAGTCACGTCACCTGTGGCAATGTCGGTACTAACTGTGATACCTACACCAGAAGATACAGTTATGACACCAGTGTTGGTTATTCTCAAGTTGTCACCAGTCGCGCCGTTTATGTTAATACCTGCGCCTGTGGTTCTGCCTGAGGGCAAAGCAGTGACATTCTGTAGACTGCGAACACCAGTATTGGTTATTGTTGCCACACCACTGCCTGTGGCAGTTGATATACCCGAACCTGCTGCTACGCTAAGTATGCCAGTGTTTGAGAATGTGATTGAGTCTGCTCCTGAACTCACCGCCAGTCCCACGCCTGAACCTGACAAGAAATTCACTGTGTCACCGAATGTGGTTGCCACTATGGACAGATCGTTGTTGATTTGTATTTCTTTGAAGAACGTTTTATCAGGATCTATGATCAAACTGGTGCCTACACCAGTTAACGGATCACCACCCACAGTAGATCCTGTAGGTAGATTAATGATACTGCCCACACCTTTGACCTGTGCGCTGCCTGCCCATAAGCCGTTTAATGGATCCACGGTAGTGTGTTCTGCTGTAAACACTGATCGCCACTGACGAGTTATATCTCCCAAACTGCGTAAATTATTTGTAGTAGGAGTAACATCGGTATCCAACGATGAAAAATCTATAGGAGCCAGTCCTGACCCAGTGCCAATAGTAGCAACTAGTATGTCAAAGTTTTCATTGACTTTCGTAAACGCTTCATTGACTTCACTCCATAATACAGGAGGACGACCTGGGGTTATATTATTATTAAAAGGCATTATGTTCTCCCTACTGCTATTTCAATTGACCCTATGTGATCTGAATCGTATGCTATCAGAGCTTTACCAACCACGGTGCCTACTCTTACATCACCTGTGGCAGCCACTGCCACTCCTGGAATTCCTGATGTGATCAAAATATCTCCTTTTGATATTTTTCCTACTACCTTGCAGGGCACACGACCTTGTAGTGCAACTAGATTCTTCAAGCCTGGACAAGCATCATACATGATAAATGCTGCATTATCAGATACCACACCAGCTACTCTAGTATCACCTTTGATATTGCTCATGGTAACTTCTTTATCCCCGCCGAATACAAGAACAGTTCCTACTTCATATTCTCGATCACCTTCGTAGTATTCTGCAAGGTCAGCAGCATATGTGGCCTGCATTCTAGACCCTGGGTTCAAGCTCCAGGTACCTATGATAGTACCAGGGTTGCCATTGCCACCAGTAGTCAGTGAACCACCACTACCAACATTCAGACCAGTACAGGTGATAGTGCTGGTTGATGTAATTGCACCCACCGCAGTGATAGGAGCATTAGAAACACCATTCTGAGTTTTGAATTCATGACTATCATTCCAATACGATGTTTTATCATCTGTAGCCAACGACCCTTCGCTGATCAGTATACCACCAGCACTGTTATATCCGTAATAGCGTAGGTACCCACCAGTGGCAGTTGTTGCTGAATCAACAGCCAATTGCGTGTCAATCTTGATATTAGATACATCAACAGTTCTACCACCAAAGTCACCATTCGTGTCTCTGACAATGATTTCATTGGCTCCGATGCTGCTGCTGCTTCCAGCAGATCCAGCTACTACACTATAGGAACCATCTGCTGTTGCAGTAGCACCAGTTCTTCTTAAGAATCCCACAGTGGAGTATTGTGATTTTTTAATGGCCAGTCCATCGTTGACCACATCAGCAAATGCCACTGCGGCAGCGTTGGCTGTGCTCACACCACTGTTACCGATCAGTGTGTCTGGAGCCAACTGTGCAAGATCTCCTAGCTGAACACTGTTGGCTTTGATGGTAACATGTCCGTCAGTGACGTCAAAATCCGCATTGCTGAAACTGCTTAATCCGCTGGCTGCTTGTATAACAGCAGCAGATCCCACAGGCGCTGCAGACTGTGCAGTAGCAATGGTCATTGCCAGCTTGCTCTGATCAATAGCTGCGGCAGCATTTACTTCAGCATTGTTGACCACACCGGCGTTTAACTGCACGTCTATGTTGTTTAGGCTAGAGTCTATGCCAGTGCGTAGATCAAAGGTCAAGTCGCCAGTGACACTGGCATTTACAAAGATGTCGTCAACACCAGTGAACACCATTACTTGGCCGCCCTGCACATTGGATCCCGCATAGTTTTGTAAATTGGTAAAAGTCAGACTACGAAGATTTACTGCATCTTGAGGGTCAGTTGGATCGGCAACATTAGCAATCTTATTGAAGTTAAGATTCATAGTTGACTGCATGCCCAGCTGGCCATCTAGACTCATGAAACCGCCTGTGCCAAATGGTATTATTTCTGCTGCTACAACAGCAGCACCTTCATGTGAGATTCCTAGTCGACGATCTATGTATTTGCGTGTGGCATTCTCTGTGGGCACAGTATCTGTGGCGTTGTCTGTAAATCCACTGTCTGTAGAAAATTCACTGACTGGCACACCACGTTTGAATCCAATACCGTCCAAATTGCTCAGTGCAATAGAACTGGAGAATGTGACCTGTCCTGTACCTTGGTCAACTCTAAAGAACGGTCCTACGGAGAAATTACCAAATTGATCCGTGGTAACATAAAATACACGACCCACATCACGTTCTTCTGTTTCTTTGGAGTCGTCTACCGGATTAACACTACCTCCATAAATTTCTTTGGGATAGTTGGTATCTGCATAAGAACCTGTGCCGATCTCAAGCAGATCATGTCCAGTAACTCGAGTAAGAGCAATTCTAATAGTCAAAGTGCCAAGACTGCCGCTGGTACGCACAGCCACGGCAGCTTTAATGGTGTAACTTGTGGACAAATTGTTTATGGCATTGACCAACGGACGGTTCAGTGTGATTCTGCCAAACACGGTGCCAGTTACACCAGGACCTTGATACGAACTAATCACATATTCTTCGCCCAGATAAACAAACTTAGCTGCAGATAATCTAGATATTTCAGTAGTTGAAATAGCAATTACTGCAACAGCATTGTCACCTGCGCGGCCGGTAACTAGCCCTACTTTTTGCACACCACTCTGTATACCGGAGGTTTCTATAGCCGGGTCACCAGGCACATCTGTAATTTGGAATGTATCAGGATTTCCTGTGCTGACAACAAAATACCTATTTTGAATACTTATTCCTGTGGGCAAAGCACCAGTGGTAGTGAATTTGACCACGTCTCCCGCGGAGAATCCATGCCCGACCAGTGTTACCACAGCTGGATTAGCGATTGATATAGTGCAGGTTGTACCAGTTGGTGTTGAAGATATAAATTCTCCAGGCTGGAATACCGTGATATCTATATAGTTGTAGTTTTCTCTGGTCTGGGTGAGAGTCAACCCCACGATGTTATATCTATGAATGCCACTACCTGCAGTTGTGATACTCACAGCAGCACCGTTTTTCTGTGTGCTTATACTGAATTGTGTTTCTGTGAGATTGTTAGGCAACACATAGTAAGTTTCTCCCACTAGCAATGGAGCAGGTAACGTGCCTGTGGTAGTGAAACTTATGGTGTAGGCCTCTAACAGTTTGTGAGTTTTCACGGCTTTGATACTCAGTCCAGCACCATTTGTCAATGTAAATGTGCTGCCGCCTGGACTTGAGCTGACTGTGAACGTGTTATATGTGGGCTGTGTGATAATATAATAGGTAATGCCGCTGACAAAGTTATTGGCAGTACTGGTAGGAATTATTTTATCACCTATTCTCAGTTTGTGATTACCGCTGGTGGTACAGACGTTTGAAACTATATCTGTTATAGTCAATGTAATGCGGAATATTGTAGGTGTAGCCGTGTTAACTAATATATCATAAGGACCATTATTATCTGCGGTATTAGTGAATGACAATACACGATACACTGTGCCTGGAGTTTCACGTAGCTTCAATCCAGTAGAAGGTCTTACAGCAACATCTTCCAGACTGCCGGTGAGCAGTGTATTGCTGAGCTGACGAATTGTCATTTTGGTGTTGTTTGTCACCACCGCAAATAGACCCGCTGTGGCGGTGCCGAGCCCAGTGCTGAGATTCAATCTTGCCACCCCCACTGGAAGATCGGTGGTAGTCACACTAGTCACTGGGTATCTATATATTTCTGTGCCGTGCAGAATTTCCAATTCTGATCCACTTAGTGGTGTGTAGTCGAAATTATACACAAATATAGACAATCCACCTGCCACGTTGGCATATGCGCCACTAGGGAAATAACAATCTACTCGTTGATTTAGATCTTGATACAGAGTGGTTGGGGTAGGAACTTCAAGTGGATCTGCACCTTCTGCAACCAAGGCATAATTACCATGAGCATTTGAACCGCCAACCGCACGAATCTGTCCGCCAGTCAGTGAGTAGTAGGCAATATGGCAGTAGTATGTGAACATAGACACTGCTTCAGTTAAGCCACCATTGGCCACAACTATGCCATAGCCGAGGTCGTTGATCTGTGTGAAGTCGTTACATAACATGCTTCTGTTACCAGGCATCAACAACTCATATCGATTGCCATTGAAATCCACATAGCTCACAGCTGATGCCTGGAGCGCAGCTTTATTGGTCTGAATGATAGTTCTAACAGCAATGTTATTAGCAGTGTATCCCACAAAGCTAGGTTCAGTTATGGCTACCACTGCTTGCGCAGCTGTGAAGTTGGCAGCACCGATGATTGAACTCATGCGGGTCATTAGGGTGTTGATTGTAGCAGCTTCTGTGGCCGAGGCAGGAGTTCCTGAGGCTCTAGTCACTGCAGAATAACTCACAGCTGGAGCCAAGTCCTGCACAATTTGTCCTAGCAGATAATTCAAATAGGCATGCCAGGTTGCAGATTGAGCTTGTGTTAGCGAAGAATCAGTGATTACTGCACCTGTGAGATTGTTGTAGAATTTCAGTGCTCTAGTGCGTGTGGCCACATTGCCGCCATAAATCAAGTCATGTATCACAGCGTCCACAGCTTGTCTAATCTGATATTCTACTTCACTGGCCACATATACCGTGGCAGTGGTAAATCCACTGAGATTGCCTGCTATCTGTGCATCGATATAAGCAATTAGTTCAGCGATTTCATAGTCTCTGTTTGCCAACAGCAGTGCATAGGCATTAGTGACGTTAGCAGACAGTCCAACCGGTAGTGTAAATGACAGAGCAGGTGCTGCAACAATCCCGCGTTCTATAGTGTCTGCTATGACAGTATTGCTCTGATCCACAGTTTCTTGAATACTAGGATAAGCAGTAATTAGATCGTTTACAGAATCATGAACGAACTCAATAGCTTCTAATGTGATTCGTCGTTGATCCGTCAATACCACTGCGCTTTGGCTGAGTCTGTAGGTCAAGCCATTTTGTCTGGTCCAGTAGTTGGTGCCTAGCACAATATCCCTTCCCAGGCCATCTAGGATCAATCCAGTGTCTCGACTGCAGGCAGCAGCATTGTAAGTGAATACTGAGAATGGCCAAGGCGTGGTTTCATCTAATACAAATGTAGCTGTGCTGCCGTCCTTGTCATAGACAAAGTCTCGGACATAGTTTATTCTATATACAGAATCCGCTACAATAAATGATGCTGGAAGTTGCGGAAATCTATCAAGATCACTGACTTGCAATCTTGTTGGAGTAGCCACGACGTCGATATTGAATTCCAGGTTGCCTGCAAATCCGTCTGTGAACATACCGCCAGCAAACACCTGTCTGTCCTTGCTGCGGCTGAATGAAGCACACTCTTGAAAGTATGGAGACCTTGACAATATCTGACCTGTGGGATCCAATACTCCCATGAAACCGCCATGACCTATGGCTGATATCGCTTGCCAACGCACGGTATCGTTGGCTAGGAACACGTCCATCTCTTCGTTGTCTTTGGGATAATTCACTGATCCCGATCCATCAATTACATCCTTGAACGCTGTGATCAAGTCTGTGATAACCCCATCAGCGCCCACCTCAGACTGGAACGCAGGATCAATAGTCTGTAAAAATAAATTCTGTTTAGGTGAGGCAACAGCAGTGTTAGTGATAATATCTTGAACTAGCTCTTCAAAAAGATCTATCACCGCCAGATATTCACTGAGCTGTGTGGTAATTACTGTGTTACCAATTTCACTTTGATAATATTTCAGTGCTGCAGATATAGTTCGATTATATTCTCCGTAGTCTAGATCAAAAGTAAGATCGTCAACTAAGATACCTATGCTGGTTTTGTAGAATGGTTTATCATAATTAAAAGTAGAAACAAAAGGTATAACATTATTGATTTTGCGGAAATCAATAGTAGCAATGATTTCTTCCTGTAGAAACTGTCTGTTCAATCTAATCAGGTCCGCAGCTGCTTCATATCCGCCTTTGTTTTGTATTTTGGGATAGACAGGTTGAGTGCTGTTCTGTAGATAATGATAACCGTAGGCCTGTGTGACCACATCAAGGCCATCGATGACTGGATCTCTACGGAATTTATTAAATGCCCAAGGACTGGCAGATGTGCCTGGACGAGGTCTAAAAATAACTCTACGGAATTCATCTCCTACTACAGAAACGTTTGCAGGAACTTTTAGTGGATAGTTTTCGAAATATTCTCCACTTTCTACCAGCACAGAAATCTGTATGTTTCTAGCAATGTCTCCATAGGTTATACTTTCACCTATTTGAAAATTACCAGACAAGATATCCACATCAAAAATTTCATTGCCACCACTTTCTAGTTGTCCTGAATGTGCCACAATCTGGGCCAATGCGTTGCTGGTCTTGCCTCGAAGAAATAGTCCTTCGCGTATATCACGTCCTCGGACAGCTTCAACAGTATTGGTAGTAACATCACCTGTGAAGTCTGTGCGCAGGCCTGCGGTATAGATCAAGAATCTAGGAAGGTCCACTACGAAATTTGGCAATGAACTAAAGCCTGAACCTTTGTCTGTGATAGTGATACTGGTAATCGATCCGCCAGTGACCACAGCGGAACCAAATGCTCCAGTGCCTCCGCCACCTGTGATTCTTACAGAAACCAAACTATACCCACTGCCGCCATTACTAATAGATACTGATCCCACTTTGTATCTGATATCAAAAGTAGCACCAGTTCCTATAGGACCGATCCCCACAGGTGCAGCACTAGTGCTGATTGTGGTTGGCACAGCAGTAGCACCTGGTAGTGCAGTATATGTTCCAGTAGAGACGACTTTAAAAGTAACAATAGCACCAGGAGTAGTTAGGGTAGTTAATACTTCTATTAAACAAGCCCCACCACCTGAAGGCACAGTTCCTCCGGAGACTTGTAGTATATCACCGGGATAATAATTTGCACCTACGGTATTAATTACAACAGTGTCTACGCTCATACGTATAGTGCCAGCGAAATCTATACCAGATGTAGGAGATTCTTCAATGGCAGTCAACGAACATTCGGTAGCTCCGTTATTAAAAGTTAATGTTTTTTCGTAAGGCCCAATAATAGATCGTGATTCTAAAACCAATTGTTCTGCACGTTTGAGAGCAGCTTCGAGAGTTCTGTAAGCATAGGCCAAAGCACGACCTTGCAGTGCCTGAGATACGCCCGGGCGATCATCTTGACCACTGAGCGCCACATACAAATTCACACTAGAACCAAATGCCGAACTATCAACATACTGTTTTGTAGCTGCGATCAATCCGCCGTAATTTGTGTCGTCATCTGGTTCTGGACTTCTAGAAAGTATCAGCGGTCCGCTCATACGTCCAAAGCTGGTATCTGTAAGACCTGTAGCAGGATCTATGGCATTGACCCCAAATCTAGATATTTTAGAATCTGCATAATTCTTATTAACTAATTCGTGACTGTAAATTGGTGCCAACGGGCTAATTGTTGTTCCGGCATCAACTATACGATATTGATTACCACCAGAGCGCATGGACAAATCGCCGCCCAGCTGTGGTGTTGTATCAGCAGCTATTTCGGCAAAATCCGCATTAATTGCAATTTGATTGGGGTTAGTGGTAAAATCAATGCTGATACCACTGCCTGCAACAAGTTTTTTAAATTGCAGTCCTGACTCTGTGTTATTCACAGTGACTACAGGAGTATTGCCAGTAACAACGTCGTTCTGACCCACGTAGGTAGCAGGAGTATCTTCTAGGCCTGTGAATTGTAATCTTTCGCCGAGCCCTAGTGAGCTGTAAAGTTCTCTAAAGTTGTCATTAACTTTACGGAATGAATCTCTTATACTGTCGCCGGTGCCGTCGTTGCCAACGGTGCCGATATCAATAGTCTTTCTTGCCATGGTTAGAATCCTAGATTGAGCAAATGCTCTAATATTTAGCCCAAAGTTTTATAAGCCGGATGTAAATACTAGATGTTTCTCACAACCAAAACTCAACTAAATCAATACTCTAGACTCAGTAAACACGGAGTCGAACATCAATATAAAAGAAAAAAGACTGTAGTAGTGTTGAGATGTGATGACTGTGATTCGATATTTGAAAGAGATCTCAAACACATGGATAAGAAACGCCTCAGCAACAATTTCTTTCATTGTTGTGGGTCTTGTGATGCCAAAAGATTTGCTCAACGCACAGGAGTCGAACAAAAACAGATCTGGAATTTACCTGCTAGTTTAGACTTACCTGTGTCTAAATTCTAAATGATTCGCCGCAGCCGCAGCGGTCGCGCTCATTGGGATTGATAAAATCAAAGCCTTCATTGAGCCCATTGCGGACCCAGTCCATGGTCAACCCGTCTAAATAGGCTAGACTTTTGGCATCTACTAACACAACAAATCCGTCATGTGCAAAATTAGTTACTCCTACTTCAGATTCGTAACTGTCCACGTATTCTAACACATAGGCTAGCCCACTGCACCCTGTAGTCCTAACACCTATGCGAATGCCTACGCCGTGACCACGTTTTGCTAGATTCTGTTTGATTCGTTTACTGGCTGTGTCGGTTACGGTAATCATCTACGGCTGCTTTGATAGCATCTTCTGCTAGAATTGAACAATGTATCTTAACTGGAGGTAGGGCTAGTTCTTGGGCGATTTCGGAGTTTTTGATTGATCCGGCTTGGTCAAGTGTTTTTCCTTTGACCCATTCTGTAACGAGGCTCGAGCTCGCGATAGCCGATCCGCAGCCATACGTTTTAAATTTTGCATCTGTAATAATACCTGTATCATGATCAACCTTTATTTGTAATTTCATAACGTCACCGCAAGCAGGTGCGCCAACCATGCCCGTACCCACATCTTGATCATTTTTATCAAATGATCCTACATTTCGGGGGTTTTCGTAATGATCAATTACTTTGTCCGAGTATGCCATTGATTATTCTCCAGTTTATTATCTTCCATATATTGGTTAGATACTTTTTTTTATCAGCTTGATAGTCTAATGCCCATGCATGCTCCCACCAATCAATCAACAACACAATATCATTTCTAACTTCGTGATTGACAATGGTTTTGATCTTGCCGTCACGAGCTAAGTAAGCCCATCCGCTGCCCTGAATCTTCATGGCTGTTTTTTCAAATTCTTCTTTGAATCGATCAAAAGTACCAAAGTGTTTTTCTATAAACGCCAAACTAGCATCATAGGGTCTGTTGGATCCCTCTGGCTTTTGTAGTTGACCAAAATAGATATTGTGTAAAAACGCACCAGCTTCATTGAAATCGTCATCACCTTCGTTCTTGTTATATCGATCAACATAGGCTTTATACAGCGTTCCGTAATGATAATCTATGGTTTCTTTAGATTTTACAGGTGCAAGATCCTCGCGATCGTATGGCAGTGACAACTGTATGAGTTTGTCTTTTTTGCCTTCAACAATGAATTTTTGAATGAAATTGTATGTCATACATGTATTTACCGCATAAATAACCTACAAGGAGATTTTAATATGCTAGGATTAATCAAGAAACTTTTTGGCAGCAAGCCAGTCGAATCTGTTGAGGTGCCTTACAAGGTAGAAACTCCACCAGTTGAAGTTGTTCAGCCTGTAGTTGAGCCAACCGCAGCAGCAGTTAGTGCTGAAAACAAAGCAGTGGCCGTGGCCAAAGCCAAACGAGCACCAACGAAAAAACCAGCTGTTAAGAAAGCACCAGCGCCGAAGGCTCCACGCAAGCCAAAGGCTCCGTAACTTTTTTATCCTGTTCGTATAGAGCAAATGAGGCCAAGTTCTTGGCCTTGCTTTCACACATGATGTCTGCCCACGACCTATGTGTCAATGCCCAAGAATTAACTGCGGTATTCCAATAAAACCCACTGTGCGCTCGCAGCTTGCCTTTCTTATAGCCCTGCTCTAGGAGGGCCGGAAGATCGGGGCGGATGTGTCTGGGATGGTCAATAAGACAGTCTTCCCGTGAAACACTATAATGTATAACAGGGCGAACACCACGCCAACTATCAATAACCCTTTTAACACGATCGTCATTCGCTTCAATATATTCTCCAGTTTTAATCCAATGATGGTGAATGTCTAGCACCAGGGCACAGTCCTTGACCAACTCAATGCTTGAGTCAATGCCCCAGGTCATTTCGTCATTTTCGATGGTAAGACAGTTACGGGCCTCGGGTGTCATTTTGCTAAGAGCGTCACGAACACCCTGCGGACCCAGCTTGCCGGAGATATGCACATTAATCTTGAAGTCCTGGAATGTCTTACCAAAGCCCATCCAACGAGCCATGTCTACGTGGTACTCGAACTCTTCTATGCTGCGTTCTACTATGCCCGGGTTAATAGAAGCCAACACGCAAAACTGGCCAGGATGAAAGCTGAGCCTAACATTATTCTGCCTAGCCACATCACCCACCCTGGCAAATCCTCTTTCTGCAAATGCTCTGACATCGGACTGCCGCCAAAACCACTTCCAACTAGGCTCAGTATATACAGGAAGTATATCACTTGAGAGTCGTACCATTCTAAGATCTTCATCTAGTGTTCCTATCCTGCTGACTAGTTTGTAGCAGGCTTCTATGTTTCTTTCCATCAAGTCCCAAAGTCGCTGTTCTGCTTCTTGAGGATGTTCACGCAACCACCTAACTGTGGTGGAGCCTGTATTTAAGTCGCGGTCAACAGCATTTATTTTCATACCGTCAACTTCGGAAGGATCGTTGATCCATTTGCAGGCAAAGCCTAGTCGTCTGAGTGTAGTGTTCATACTACAAGTATAACATCATTACTGCCAGTTGTCAACGACAAATTTGTCCTGAACGTCCTGAGGATTTGGTTCTCCGTGAAACACAGCTATGCTACAATCTGGAGGAGGTCGCACATCGTGTTTCACTGTTTTGAATCGCCGCCCACCATGTGCAACAGTGAGTTCATCCCTGCTGCGTATTTCCCATTTGTAACTCATGATCCATTCTTTGGGCCAAAATATCATTCTATCTTTGGCTATCTTCCAAATCCAATCTTGATCTCCTTGCAGCCGCTGTGCCTCTGCGGGTTTCGATTTGAATTGATCGTATATATGACCTTGTGTGCCGTGTGTCCATGCCAATACCGAACTGTTGAGATAATTCCAACCGGGAAAAAATTTTCTATTGAAATCGTGGATACCTATAAAGCTGGTAGGATGATATCCAGTGAGCTTGTTCATGTTGGCATGTATGACCACATCTAGATCCAAATATAATATTCTTCCCCTGAGAGGCAATGCAGAATCAAACATGTGAACCTTGTGCCACCAACCTCTAGCATAGTTGGCGTTGGGTTGATATATTTTACGAACTCCGGCAATATCATGTTGATCGTCAGTGAGACAGGCAAACTCATAAGGCACAGTGAGATGCCTAGACACCATATTACGTAGCCGTTCTACATATTCCCGGCCGTATTTGTTACCAAATCTCACACACAGCACAGTGATAGGTTCGTTGGGATCCGAAGGCACTACAAGATCAGGATATTCTCCACGTGCTGCCATTTTGGCAGCTCTCTTTTCAGCCTTGGCTTGTATGCGTTGTTCTTTTGACAATTCCATCTATGGCTACCAAGTCTTTTAAAATGTCACTAAGGTCGTCTAGTTTGATCATATTTGGACCATCACTGGGGGCAGAATCTGGATCTTCATGACACTCCATAAACACAGCTGCTACTGATCCTGTAGCTATAGCAGCTCTCGCCAGGTACGGGACCATGGTCCTATCTCCTCCAGATCTTTCTCCCATTCCCCCAGGCTGTTGAACAGAATGTGTGGCATCAAAGACCACTGGATAGCCAGTGCTTGCCATAATAGGTAGACTGCGCATGTCCACCACAAGATTATTGTATCCATGAGTATATCCTCTTTCACATAACATGATGCGTTCATTACCAGTCGAAGCAATCTTTGCCGCAACATTTTTCATATCGTGGGGAGCAAGAAACTGCCCTTTCTTGACGTTGATGGCACATCCTGTAGCACCCGCTGCCAACAATAGATCAGTTTGTCTACAAAGAAATGCTGGAATTTGTAACACATCTATGCCAGCGGCAGCACACAACTCTGCCTGATAACTTTCGTGAATGTCAGTTAAAACTGGCACTCCAAAACGATGTTTAACTGCATTTAGAATCTTTAAACCTTCATCAATACCGATACCTCGTTTAGTAGAAATGCTACTTCGATTGGCTTTGTCAAAACTGCTTTTATAGATAAACTTAATGCCTAGACTATCACAGGTTTGTTTTATGCTGTGTGCGGTTTCGAGTGTATGATCTAGACTTTCAATTTGACAAGGACCGGCAATTAATACCAACGGTTCGTTGTTTCCTAATTTTGTATTATGAATGTTAAATGTGCGCATATTATTATTTACCAATGCCTGATGGTATTGGCAATAATAAAACCACAGGTTATCACGTGAATGATAACCCAAAAAGTTTTTAAGAATAAAACAATGCGAGCTTCACGTAGAGTGAGAATAGGCACATCTGGCCTATCCTCATCAGTTTGCCCCATTCTGTGCCCAGTTGCTCGAGCCCAGATGCGTTCAATGCTATTCATTAGGCCTCATAGACTGCCGAATTGCCAGCATGTTCAAACACTTCTGCTGAACGCAACTTAACACCCTGACCTACAGGATACCGAGCTTTGTAACTTCGTTCGGTATTAGGACAAGTCCAAGTCTCGCCTCGCTGGAACGTTTCTAAAATCTCTTTCATTTTAAAGAAAGCCAGTTCGGAAAACTTTTCACATCCAACTCCGGGAACTAATCGAAGATCTAAAATCCCCCCAACGTCATTGAGACCTAGTTCTGCTAATTTGAGAAATTTTTCTAGATGAGGATCATCAGTAGCAATAATTGTAGAGTGATCGAACATGTATTCGCTCCACTCTTTGAATGCTTTGAGTCCGCCAAAGTCCATGACCCAATTGCGGTCGTCTAAGGTTTCTGATTCGAAAATTAATTTGATACCGATTGAGTATCCGTGCAGTAATGAGCAGTGACTATGTGTGCTTCTCCACTGTCTAAAACAGCATGAAAGTCCGCGGTCGTTGCCGTAAGTTTTTGTTGAAAGATATTTTGCCATCTCTAGTCTCCTTTATATAGGTAGCAAGTTTGATGACTGCAGAGTGTTTAGAGAGGGATGATGCCATAGAGTCCTCTTTGTGTGTGTATTGTAATAGTATACAACATCTCTATTTATAATGCAACGAATTCCACATTATTTTTTCTCCATTCCGGTGGCATCTTCCAGTCTGGTCTATTATAGATAACAAATGTTGTATTGGGATAATATATGAATACCGATTCAATCTGGTAGACCCAATAGCTGTGATCCACTGCCTGCGATCCTGCTCTGGCATAATTCACAGTGCCTTTGTAGATGTTGTTCACACTATGATCGATTGGATACAGATCAAATCCTATCATTGCAACTTCTTGATGACCTAACACAGCTGCCAACAACACAGCGTACCCGCCGCTGCCCCAATGTTCAGCCTGATCCTTTTTCAATTCTCCTTTGGTGGGAACTGTAGGTAGAAGGTTGATGTTTTTGTTTTTTCTTATTTTTCTAAAGTAATGATGCCAATGATCACGAACGTAGATTTCTGTGTCTTTGGTGTTGGGATTGTTTACAGCTTCTTCAGCCATTCTGCGATCGCAACAAATCAAATGATTGACATTGAGATCTCTGTGTATGGCATTACATCCTATAAGGACATGGTCGGTGTATGTGCTGATATCGATATGGCGTCTACTTTCGCCATTTCCAACCACCAACGCTCGAGACATTAATCGATTCTACCGAATCCGTTCCATATCCCAGGGTTACCTGATTGCACACATATCCATCCGACATGTTTGCCTGCCTGTGGATTGTCATTCCAACATATGTCACCTTTGGTATAAGAATTCATTGTTGGTGCAGCATCGGCACTAAAGTGTAGCTTGTCGTTGAATTTCAGTGCGCCATTGACATGAAGGGCACTGCGTTGATCGGGAGTCTGAGTGTTTACACCCACTAATCCCATTATTGATACTTTGTGATATCCGGAGTTTGTATTGCCTATAACGATATTTCCGTCGGGCAACATACTGATTCTTGCGGTATTATTTGTACCAATATCAAGAGAGTGTCCGCTAAATGTTCCTATAAATGCTCTAGTAGTATCCGGGGACCCTATCACTATTTCGACATCGTTGTCAACTATGCTTACGGCTGAGTTTGGAGAATCAGTGCCTAGTCCTAGTCTATTTGTGTTAGCGTCAAATACAAGGAACTGACTTACAGATAACCCGCCATCAATTACAAGTCCTTTAAGATGGCCGACTTCTCGCAAATTACTTTTTGTGATCGTAGGGCCTAGCTCTTTTTCGTCAATTAATTTTATGTTATCAATTGATAATGTTTTACCTCGGGCTAGATCTATGTTTTCAGATACAAAAAATCTGCCAGGATTCGAATAGTAAACGAGCTGTTTTGTATGTCCCTGGCCGCTCCAAATAATGCCTTTGCCTTCGATATCACTGCGAAACTCTAAGAACTTGCCTATATCTTGTGTAGTCCGTGCATAGGCTGAGATTATAAGTTTAAATGCTTCGTCTAGATCAGTAAGAGGGAGATTAACGTTTGTATTGTCCATACAAATATTTATCAAATCAACTTACTTTCAGTAGTATGGTTTCCTCATTTATTCTACCGTTTAGCTTGATATCTACAGCTTTGATATCCTCTAAGAACTTGCGTAACTGCACTTTGCCAGCAGCCTTGAACTCTTTGAGCTGTTCTTCCGGCTTGCGCAGGGTTTTCTGCACACTTTTTATTGGATCAAATCCAATGACTGTGGTGCCTTTGACTGCAAGATCGCTGAATTCAGCAGCCACATACTTGCCTAATTTACGTGACTTGACATTATAGATCCACAGTTCCTTGACTCCGATAATGTCTTGTGGGTTGATAGAAACTAATTTAAGTTTTTCATCCTGCTTGAGATACTTCATCTTGGCCACAACTTTGGCCTTGTCAGTGGGCTTTTTAGCACGAGGCTTTTTGTTGACCTTGGCTTCTTGTGCCAGCATGTCGCAGGCTGCAAGAATTTCGCTATAGAACAGCGTGATCTTCTTTAGATTGGTCTTGCTCAAATGAGCATATCCTTCTTTCAACTGCTCGTCTTTGGTCGTAGCTGCTTCTACCAATTCGTCGTAGTTTCGAATGTATAGTGTTTTAATAATGCGAGCATGAGCAGCCTTGGCCTGGCGTCCACGTAAAAGGTTTAGCAGTTTAAATGCTTTTGGATCAAAGGATTCTGGATCTGTTTGAAAAGCCTCAATGGCATCTTCAATCTCTTCAGTCATGCCTATTGCAACTTCACGCAGTCGTTCTTGAATGCTAGGAGTATATACTGCGGGTTTGATTTCTACTACACCATCTTCGGGTTCAACTTCGTCATGTTTGCCCTCCTCGATAATCTTAGCAATGGCTTTGCTCAACCATTCTGCGGTGTTACGGCCCTCATTGAAGTCTGCTCTTACCGCAGGCATGCCTTTGAGTAAATTGGCAGCAATGGCACCTACGGTTGTGCCGCATCGATTGTCTTTGGTATCTTTGAATGCTTTAATAACATCTTTTGGATAGTTCTGGCTGCTCATCCAATTAATAACTTTGGGTTTGAGTTCTTTGCCGCTAGTTTCTAAACGATAATAACTCATAGCCATCCGGAAGTGTCGACTGAACTGGTCAGCAGTCATGGTCTCGTGATCGTCCCATTTTGGACTTAGATCACGTCCTTTGTTTTGGCGGATATCGATACTTGCTTTTTTCAGTTTGGTTACCATAGAGTCACTCCTGTTATTAAACAATACATATATTATAGCACCAAACTGAGAGTTTGTCAACCATGATTAAATCGTTTGATTTCATGTAGGTCACCGTTTTCATCTTCTTGATAGACCACAGCTTCCATGAAGCCTAATCCAATATTGGCTTCTGCTATTTCTAACGCTTCTTTTCTACTGCTGGTGGTTTCTACCAATTCTTCGTGACCGGTGTCATCCACTGCCCAAACTTCATAAAGTTCGAAGTTCATTTTAAACTATTATCTCCTAAGTTATTCATCGTCCCACTCTATGGCCACCCAGCCTAGAGTTTTAAGATCGTTGGCTATTTCTTCAGTTACCTGACCTTCAGGTATATATCCCTTAGTGCCGCCTTCATCGCCGTTGCCCAATCCCTCTCCCATGCCACTACAATACCAATCGATGTAGTCACCTTTCTGTAGCATATCTGCTACAATACCGCCAGCATGTCTCCAGCTGGCACTCCACCGTTGATTTTTTAGGATAGGAAGAACATCCAGTTTGATAAACTGCATATTACACATGGCCGCATAGAGATTTTGTGCATAGGTATCAGAGTTTCGAGCTTTGTCACACATCCATTCGCTACTGCGTAGGTCGTATTCCATGTTGTCTTTTTGCCACGCTGGATCTACAAGATTGGCTTCGTCTTGTTCTTTGGCCGACTTCCAGAAGTTTTCATAGATCTCCGGAATCTCATCTCGGCCATCTTCTTTGGCACGTTCCTTTGCTTGTTCAAGCTGAAAGGTGTGCCGTTCAGGGCTGCTTGAAATTTTTGACATCTTGTATTGCTTTCTTTAGTGTTTCTGCGTAGTTCAGCGCCTGTTGTTCAGTCATAATAATGTTAGCCTCATACTCAACATAACCTTTGGTAAGAAGAATCCAAATGGTCTGCCAGCGATTGAGCTTCCACCATTTAGATTTTTGTGTAGTATAGGTAGTAACAGTCACACGATGGTCATCAGCTTCAACCCAAACATTGTGATCGTGATTGGCATCTTGACATTCGCAAACAACTTGATAGGTAATAGCATCGCCCCAGTCGCTGCGTTTCAATACGCCTTCTGCTGGAGTTTGTGGTTTAAGTGTCGTCAAAGGTTCGGACATCATTTCTTCTTTCATATATGCTTTTTACCATACGTTGATAGTCTTCTTCCGGCAACACAGTTCTATACATGCTGAGAGCCTGTGTGACCATGATACCGGCTATCTCTATGTCTTTGTATTCTTCCATCATCACGCTAGTAAACTGTAGATACTTGGTATATAGGTCTTCAATACTGTGTTGATTTTTATCAGATATACTCATATTATGTCCATAGACTGTCTCGGGCTTTGATAAGGCGGATCATCATGGCTTCATCTTCGGCTGCATATTCTTCTTCAATCTTCTGTAGCAGTTCGTGTGATCGTGTGCTGAGTTCTTCAAGTTCGGGAGTCTTCTTGCTGCCAAAAAGTCTGCCATCGTTGAGGAGTCGTGCCTTTTCACAGTATTCAGTCCAGCCGCTGACATCATAAGGATCAGGACGATTACGATAAGTCACAGTCCACCATAGGTAAAGTTCTTTGATCTCTTTTGCACGAAGAGCCTGTCCAGTTGGTTTGCCATACTCTGGATGATCTGGTTCACACCAGTCGGTGTTAGTCAGAGTCATTGCCCAATCTAAATGATCAATGCCTGCTTGAGGACAACGCCAAGTGCGCCAACGGAACCAACCTGTAGCCCAGAAAGGTGCCTTATACTTTGCCTTATCTTCTTCGCTACCCCAAGCAATATGACTCCATGCTTGTTCTATTTCAACAAAGTCTACAAGTTCGTTGAAGAGGCAAGGAAGGAACCGGTTGCCCACGTCGCACCAGTTACCGGGCTTAATATCGCGAGGGTGAGCGGTAAGACTATGAGTGCGACTAACCCAACGGTTATTAATGTAATACTTAACATCATAGATCTTTCTAACAGGCCAGGTGACAAAATCTTGGATATAGCTTAGGCCTTCTTCAGCTAGCCAATAACGGACAGGATGATAGCGTTTGGCTTCATCTTCCCATTCGGCCCAGCCGTCCGAGGTTAGCGCACCCTTTTTAGGTGTGCCTCGAACCCAATCTGCGAACGGGGAGCATGACCAGTAGTTTGTGTGTTGTGCCATAATAAAGTAATTATACAGTCTTTCTAGAAACTTGTCAAGACGATTCTTTTTTGAATCAAAACTTTCTTTGGTAGCCTGCTAGATTGAGCATGATTGAATACTGCTCATAGGCTTTTTGGACAGCTGTGTTCGATTGGCGATACCAACTTTCCTCACGTTCCTTTTCCATAAGCATGGAAAACATGTCGGCGTCGCTATATCCGTGAGTATGGTTGCCAAAAAATCTCTGTTCCATTTCGACTAGGGCTCGAAAACGGCTTTCGGGTATTTGAACTGTGTAGACTTTTTCCGTTTCATATTTTACAAAGTCCTTGCTTATAACATCTGCTCGCAGGGGATCTGTAAAATACCTAGGAGGGTAATATCTAGCCCTCCGTTTTTGATCATCTACGATTTGTACCTCGTAGTTTTTACAAAACTGATCAACTTTTTCTTTCATTGTACTAGGATTTCTGCTAGAGGAAATATTTCTGCAATTACTTTTGCACAGGCTTTAGCAATTTCTTGATGCTCTTTCTGGGTGCCATTGGCCGAGCGTAGTTCAATAAAATGCACCCATGAACGCAATGTTCCATTCATATACAAGCGACTTTCTATAAGACCTTCTGGTAATACAGCCCGAGCCTGTTCCTTGGCTATGCCATTAGCGATAGCCCATTCATACTCTCGTTTGGCAGCATAGATGACTCGCTGTTGAGCACGATACCATTCATTTTGTAACAATTGATCATCGACGTCGACGCTATTCTGTCTGTTCTTGGGGTCTTGAAGTCTAGCTTCCCTTGTAACAAAATTGAGATCTTTCGTTGGGTCAGCATAGCGTTGAGAGAACTCTTGGAAACTGAAACTTCTGTGTCGCAAGATTTGCCGGGCAATGTCTCTTGTTGTGGTAATTTCGATACAGGCGGAGACCATTTCGAGCGGTGACCAGTGTTGGTGTTTAACCAAATATCGGATAAGTTTATCTGATGTCTCTGTATTAAGCTGGTTGCTGGGATTGCTGACACGGGCGCAATACGCAATGAGTTCCTGTGCATCTGCAATACCCATGTCTTGATATTCGCCGGTGGGTTGGCTGTAGGATAAAAGTTTAACATTCATATATATTTACTGCTTAGGTTCTTCGACCGGTTCATCAAAACAAAGACTTTCCATAGTCTTGTAGTGTTCGTAGGCTTTTTTAAGAGCTTCGAATCTTTCAAGTTTTGCCGGATCAGGCACTAGTATGGACAGTCTTTGTTCCATTTTCTTCATAAATTCTTTTAGACTCTTACCATCAATTTTAATATCTGTACCAGCGGCCATGTCGATACCATCAGTGCTAATGTTAACGGTGCTTGAACTATTCCAATTACCGTTGTTTATAGCGTATCCACTAGTCCCGGTAGTCCATCCGGTATTGCTGTTAATATTACCAATAGTAGTAATGCCACCAACAGTTGTGCCACCATAGGTAAAGGTGCTACTGGGCAGAGTTATTGTATTGATATTTGAATATTGATCCGATGAACCAGTAAGTGTAATAGTATCTAGGGTGTCAGTCATGGTGCTTTGAGCAGCACCATAGCTGCTTAGATCAATTTCAATATCATCAAACGTGATACTGTCCTTGTCGCTCATGATTAGGCCTTGGCTTCTTTGCGAGCGTTCTTTTCTTCTGTGATTTCGTTGCGACGAGCTTTAACTGCTTTGCCTACTTCCTGTAATGCTTTGCGAGCACGGGTACCTGCGGCATTGTTACCTGCTGCAAATTTTGCGTCTTCTGCCAAGAATGCTTCCATTGCTGCTTTTAATTGTTCTACTGTGTTTGACATAATGTTTTCCTTAAGTTATGTTCTACTACTTATAATAGTAATTGGTGTGG